AATGCCTATGCCCAAGCCACAGGTCGTGCGCCGGTTCCCGGTCGTCCGAGCTGGGCACAGTAAGCGGGGATCACAGCCATGATGCTTCGACCCCGCCAATCCCTGCTGGTCCAACGTACCCTGGAAGCGCTCGCTCTGCATGGCAATACGCTGGCTGTCGCGCCCACCGGGTCTGGCAAGACCATCATGTTGTCGGCGGTGGTCGGCAAGATGTTGTCTGAGCCGGATGCCAAGGCCTGTGTGCTGGCACACCGCACCGAACTGACCGATCAGAACCGGTCCAAGTTCTCCCGCGTTAATCCGGGCTTGAGCACCTCGGTGTTTGATGCCCAGGAAAAGTCCTGGGCGGGTGACGCCACCTTTGCGATGGTGCAAACCCTCTCGCGGCCCATGAACCTTGCGCAGATGCCCACGCTTGATTTGCTGGTCATCGATGAGGCGCACCACGCGTCCTCACCCAGCTACCGGGTGGTCATCGACCAAGTGTTAGCCAAGAATCCCAAGGCTGCTATCTGCGGCCTGACCGCCACGCCCAACCGGGGTGACGGCAAAGGCCTGCGCGAGGTGTTCTCCAACGTGGCCGACCAGATCAGACTGGGCGAGATGATCGCAAGCGGCCATTTGGTCTCGCCGCGAACCTTTGTGATTGATGTTGGCGCGCAGCAGGCACTGCAGAACGTGCGCCGGACAGCGATCGACTTCGACATGGAGCAGGTGGCCACGATTCTCAATAAATCGCTGATCACTGACGCGGTGATTGCGCACTGGAAGCAAAAAGCGGCTGACCGCAAGACGATTGTTTTTTGTTCCACCGTGGCACACGCGAAAAGTGTCTGCGAGGCGTTTGTGGTTGCCGGTGTGCAATCTGTGCTGATCCATGGCGAGTTGTCGCCGGTTGAACGCCAAACAAGGCTGCAAGCATTTGAGACCGGCAGCGCCCAGGTGGTGGTCAATGTGGCGGTGCTCACTGAGGGCTACGACTACACGCCTACATCTTGTGTGGTGTTGCTGCGCCCGAGTTCCTACAAGTCCACCTTCATTCAGATGGTTGGGCGTGGTCTTCGCACGGTGGACCCCCAGGAGTTTCCCGGCGTCATCAAGTCCGATTGCGTGGTGCTGGATTTCGGCACAGCCAGTCTGATGCACGGTGCGCTGGAGCAAGAGGTCAACCTCGATGGCCGTGCGCATGAGGGAGAAGCACCCACCAAAGAGTGTCCGGAGTGCGACGCCACCGTGCCGCTGTCATGCATGGAGTGCCCGTTGTGCGGCCACATCTGGGAGCGTCAGCCAGAGGACACCGGCGCACTCTCGGATTTCATCATGAGTGAAATCGACTTGCTCAAACGCTCGAATTTCCGGTGGTGCGATCTGTTTGGTTGTGACGACGCCTTGATGGCCACGGGCTTTACCGCCTGGGGCGGCGTGTTTTTCCTGAACGGCCGCTGGCATGCCATCGGTGGTGCCAAGTCGCTGCGTCCCACTTTGCTGGCTGTAGGCGAACGCACCGTGTGCATGGCGCGCGCTGATGACTGGCTCAACGACCATGAGTCGGCCGACTCGGCGCACAAGACCCGGCGCTGGCTCAACGAGCCACCCACGGTCAAGCAATTGGTCTACCTGCCAGAGGCGATGCGGACAGATTTCGGCATGACCCGCTACCAAGCCTCCGCATTGTTGTCGTTTCAGTTCAACCGCAAAGAGATTCAGCGTCTGGTCACCGCTGCCAATGACGCGCATCACAGCAGCCACTCCCAAGTTTTGGAGGCGGCTTGAAGTGCGCAGTCTGTGCCCGCCAGGCCAAAGGCTACGGCTGGTTTAACCCCAGCCTCAAACGCAGCGACCCCGGTCGCTACTCAGACCAATGGGTGTTTTGCTCGCGCCGCTGCCAAAACGCTTTCTCAACACTCATGAATAAGACGGAGGGACAAATGATTGATCCAAGTGAAATGGAAACCACGGCCATGGGCGCGTGCCTGCAGCCATTAGGTGAGTTCGTGAGCGGCGTCGGCATGGACCGACCGCTGGCCAGTTACAGCAGGGCGGAAGTGCTGACACTGATTGATGTGGTGGTCACGGCCTACCAGGGCCAGATGACGGCTGAGCACGAACGCATGGCTGCGCGCGACCGGGCGTTTTTGCAAGAGCGCCTGAGCTTGCAGAAGGGGCGTGTGTGATGCTGGACTTCAATGCCCGCCCCAAAATTCAGGAGCAAATCAGCCAGCTCATTGATGCAGCTTTAACACGTGAGCGTGCAGGCCAGACGCCACGCGACTACCTGGGTGCATCGCGCTTGGGCGTCTCATGCGAGCGTGCGCTGCAATATGAGTACACGCACACACCGGTGGACGACGGCCGTGATTTCTCAGGCCGCTTGCTGCGCATCTTTGAGGTAGGCCACACGCTGGAAGACCTGGCCATCCGCTGGCTGCGCATGGCGGGGTTTGATTTGTACACGCGCAAAGTCCAGGGCGGGCAGTTTGGCTTTTCCGTGGCAGGAGGCCGTATCCGGGGCCATGTCGATGGGATTTTGAACACTGGTCCGGCCGATCTGGGCGTGAGCTACCCGGCGCTGTGGGAGTTCAAGACCATGAACGACAAGTCCTGGCGCGACACCGTGAAACACGGAGTGGCCAAGTCCAAGCCGGTCTATGCAGCGCAGGTTGCGGTGTATCAGGCCTATATGGAGGCCAGTATTCCGGGCATCTCTGCCAACCCGGCGCTTTTTACGGCCATCAACAAAGACACCCAGGAAATCTGGTTTGAGTTGCTGCCCTTTGACGGAGGGCTGGCGCAGCGCATGTCGGACCGCGCCGTGCGCGTGATCACCGCCACCAGCGCAAGCGAGATCTTGCCGCGCTTTGCCACCACACCTACCCACATGGAGTGCAAGTTCTGCGCGTGGCAGGACCGCTGCTGGGGGACTCAATGACGGCTGGCAATATAGTCTGGCTGGACTACAACAACGCCCCCGAACAAAGGCTGGAAACAGCGGCTGACACGCAGGCGCTGCGGGATGGTCTGCTGGACCGGCTCGAGTCGGTGCTGCTGTACCTGTTTCCCAGTGGCCGCATTCGCGGCAACAAGTTCTATGTTGGCGACATTGACGGCGCGCCGGGCAAGAGCCTTGTGGTGGAGCTTGATGGTCCCCGTCGCGGGCTGTGGAAGGATTTCGCTGATGACGATGGCGGCGACCTGATCGCAGCCTGGGCCAAATCACGGGGGCTGTCGACGCAGCAGGACTTTCCGCGCATCGCCGATGAAATCAGGCAGTGGCTTGGCTTTGCGCCGCCCGTGGACCACGGGGCCAGACGCGACATGCGAAGGGTCCCGATGGATGAACTCGGTCCCTACACCGCCAAGTGGGACTACGTCGGGCTCGATGGCGAGCTGATTGCCTGCGTCTACCGCTACGACCCCCCGACCGGCAAAGAGTTCAGGCCATGGGATGTGCGCGCGCGGATGTGGCGTGCCCCCGATCCACGCCCGCTTTACAACCTGCCAGCGTTGATGAAGGCCCGCACCGTGATCCTGGTCGAGGGGGAAAAGTGCGCCGACGCCTTGATTGGCGCAGGCATCGTTGCCACCACCGCCATGAACGGGGCCAAAGCACCGGTGGACAAGACTGACTGGTCCGCGCTCAAGAACAAAGATGTGCTTATCTGGCCGGACCGCGACGCGCCGGGCTGGGACTATGCCGAGAGCGCTGCACGCGCCTGCGCAGCCGTGGGCTGTCAGTCGGTGGCGATCCTGGTGCCGCCCGCTGACAAGCCGCTCAAGTGGGATGCGGCCGACGCAGCGCAGGAGGGTTTTGATTGCGCCGCCTTCATCGCGCAGGCTGAACGCCGGGTGATCAAAGCTGCTGCGCCCATGGTGCCAGCCTTCACGCTCGGCGCATTGCTCGACGATGACTCTCCGCTACCCGAAGATTTGATTGAGCCGCGCGTGCTGACTCCGGGCGGCTTGCTGGTGTTTGGCGGTGCGCCCAAGGTCGGCAAAAGCGACTTCCTGCTGGCCTGGCTCACCCACATGGCCGCCGGTGCATCGTTCTTGGGGATGAGACCGCCAAGGCCACTGCGGGTGTTCTACCTGCAAGCCGAGGTCCAGTACCACTACCTTCGCGAGCGGGTGAAAGGCATTCGCCTCTCGCCAGAGCATTTGACGCTGGCGCGTACCAATTTCATGGCCACGCCGCAGTTGCGCCTGATTCTGGACGACGACGGGCTGGCGCAGGTCATCCCGGCCATGGTGGCTGCCTTCAATGGCCTCACGCCCGACATCATCGTGATCGACCCGATCCGCAACGTCTTCGACGGGGGCGATGCAGGCGGCGAGAACGACAACGGCGCGATGCTGTACTTCTTGTCGCAGCGCGTGGAGCGCA